GACCGCAACTGTTTAACTAAAACTAGGAGATAAAAACATTATGGCAGGAGCATTAACAAGAGATGCGGCGATTTTCGCGCTAACACCGGCAGCAGACCAAACTGGTAAAGAGGGGTATGCAGTCAAGATAGTCGCTGGGGAAGCCGCAATTTCAACAGCACATAACGGAAACTTCGGTGTGATTCTCGATGGAGAAACCACCGCAGGGAAAAGCACGGTTGCCTCTATGGCAGGAGCAAGCGGGACGGTAAAGGTGAAACTGAGTGGCACGGTAGCCCTTGGTGGACTCCTAATGATTCACACCGATGGAACGTGGAAGGCGCACAGCAGCACCAACAATGTTTCAGGTGTGGCTATGGAAGCGGGAACCGCAACTGAATTGGTTGAGGCATCTTTGGTTGCCGGGTATTCCAACGTCTAAAATTCAATAGGAGAATAACATTATGGGACTAAGATCAGAAGCATCAGTCAATCCGACCCTTACCAATTATGCGTCAGGAGTTCTGAACGACTTGCAATCAGCGACAGCCGATTTCCTTGCACCTCAAGTTCAGGTGCCAGCGACTATCGGGCAGTATAAGGCATACGATGATAAGAATGCCTTTCAAGTACACGACACCTCACGCGGTGTAGGTGGGCCAGCAAGACGCATCTTTATGGATGTGAGTGAGCCAACCTATAACTGTCTGCCTCAAGCCTTGGAAATCACAATTGATGATTCCGAGCGGGACGCAGCCGGGACTCTGAATCCTTTGGATTTGGAACAGGCGAAGGTCAAGACCCTTGTGCAGAGCAGCGTGCTTTCGCATGAGCGTCATGTCATTACCACAGTAAACGCTGCGGTAACTGCCAACGGTGATACTATTGGTGGTGGAGTGATGGGTACATGGAGCGCCGCAGGAACCGATCCTGTTGTGCAGATTGATTATCTCATTGAGGCAATCGCCAAGGCAACGGGGCAGCTACCAAACTCAATCCTTATGGGGATGACGGCTTGGAGGCGTTTCCGCAACAATGCCAAGGTTATTGAGAAGCAACCGGGAGCCGCGCTTATTGGGTTAAACCAAGGGCAAGCATCTGCAATGCTTATCAATCCATCAACGGACATTCGTTTGTCCACTATGGCATACGACACGACCAAGGAAGGTAAAACACGCAGCCAAGCATTCGTGAATGGCGACGATGTTTACATCTTTGTGCGTAGCGCAAGCCCGACCATCTACGATCCTTCGGCATTGAAAACCTTTGCTGGTGGCCGTGGTGGTGTAAGTGCGGTGCGTGAGTACCGGGATGAAAGCAGCAGATCAGACATTTATGCTGTTGATTGGAGCCGTGACGTAAAAGTCACCTCTGCGATCAGCATAGAGCGAATTACAACCTCGTAAGCTGACAACAACAATAACCGGGGGGGAGGGGTTCTCATTCCCCTTCCCTCCATCTTTAATCGAATTTTTTAGGAAGGAATAAGACAATGGCAAATCCACTTTGGTGCAATAATGTTACGCCGACAGGCGCGGGTACAGGAAGGGTCAGTCAGACCACGGAACAGTTAATTAGTTCCAACGGAAGCCGTACCTCAATTACTTTACAGAATCTTGGCACAGACGAAATTCATGTTCGCCTAGATGCCACCACCCCTACGGTATCCAACGCTCATTACTTAATGTCTGCACCTTCCTCCAGCCTTGGGGGAGATGGTGGGTTTTTGAAAGTGGACGGATATGTGGGGGCAATGAAAGTGTACGCCGGGGGCAGTAGCTTCACGGTTCAAATAGTGGAATACCAGACAACATGAGCGCAACACTTGTAACCCCCAAAACAACGAGTGGTGGGGAAATAATCACTCACCTCATTAACGCCACAGATGGCGAAGGATTACACTTCGACGGTGCGGCTGGCTACATCGACATTCCAACCGTTCCCGACTTGGGGACGAAGTTCAGTTTCGAGTTTATTATCCAAGCGGATAGTTATGCGCTGACCGGCAACACGCGAATCATAGACTTTGGCAATGGCGGTCGGTTCATTTTTGGATGGGATAGTTCAGCCAGCAACAACCTTCAGATTTACTCTGTCGCAGGTTGGAACTCGCTTGGTGTTAAGGTTCTTGATGACTTAAAGGTTCATCACCTCGTTGTGACGATAGACGGCACGGCGGCGGTTATATACGATAACGGCAACCAAGTCGGCACGGCAACTATCACCTCACCAAATATTGACAGTTGTTCGGATGCGCGAATTGGGAGCGAGTACAATTCTGCGGACAACTTCTTCGACGGCACTCTGTATCGCACAAGATTCTGGAACAAGACGCTATCCCAAGCGGAGGTCACGGCGAGCTACGAGAACGCGACCGTGCCGTTTGCAGACCAGTATGGGAGTCAGACTTCGTTGGTTGACGCAGCGGCGAGTGTGTTCACAAGCGGGACATACAGTTGGGTGGCATACGGAACCAACTCCATCGCCAATGTTTCTAACACGCTGGCGATTACCTACGGCAACCGCGCAGACGGAGCTTATGTATTCCTCCGCAACTCAACTGATTTAACCAAGGATATTGTTGCTGGTAAAAAATATCGCTTAACCGTTGATGCTAAATATGCCGGTGGTTCCGCTGGGAGCGGGTTACAGGTTTACGACGGTTCTGCTTATGTGGAAATTACTGATGCGCTGACAACTTCTTTGGTTACCTACTCATTAGAATTTACAGCTAATGCTGGAGGAGCCAGCGCAAATGTTTTTTTCGACTGTAAAGGGATGGCCACCAGCAATGTCGTAACAATCGACAACTGGTATGTGCGCGAAATCGGCTGCGTGGCTGACTACGACCTAGCGTTCGCAAACCCGACCCAATCGCTGATGGTTCAAGACCGCGCTGGTGCGGCTGACGGCACTTCGTCGGCCACGGGTGTGGTGCAAGTCACGCCGATTGAGCAGTTGAACAGCAAGTCGGCTCGCATAGGAACGAGTGCGGCGACACCGGCAGATGGGGATGTTGTTGCAACTGGTCAGTTTAAAACTGCTGGAGGTGCATTGGCTACGCCAAGTTTTGCAATTACAAACGAGGCTGGGCTAGGAATAAGCCGGCCGACAGCAAACGCACTTAATTTTGTAACAGCATCAACGGAGCGGATGCGAATTGATGCGGCTGGCAAAGTGGGGATTTCCGCCACCCCGAGTGCGTGGAAAGCGACTTGGCCCGCTTTGGACATAGGTCAAAGTGGCAGTTTATATTCTCAAGACAACAATACAACCGGCTTGGCCAGCAACCTTTATTTTAACGGCGTTAGCTGGTTCCACAAAAACACGGGAGCCACCGCGCTTTACCAACAGTCTGAAGGCGCACACTATTTCTATGGCAATGCATCAGCTTCGGCTGGGGCCACCTTCTCTCCCACTTCTCGCCTCACCATCGACTCGGCTGGAAACACAACCGTCCAGACCGACCAGAACGCTGGCACGATCTTAAAGGTCAAAAACGCCACAAACGATACGGCGGCTGATGCACAACTGCGATGCGAGTCTAGTAATTCACTTGGTTTGATAACGGCAATGCCTTCGTCTTACTCGACATCGAATGCGTATGTTGCCGATTCGTTTTTAGTCTTGGCCGCCTCGACTTGTTCGGCTGGATTAGGTTTGGCGGCTGAAGGTGCGAACCCAATCAATCTTTGGACGAACAACACCAAGCGTCTCACCATTGGGGTGAGCGGAAACCTTCTTGCCAACAGCGGTGCGCAATTGTCTTGGGGAACCGATGGTGTAACCGCAATCGAAGGCAGCACGGTTTCAAATCGGATTCGGTTCTTTACCAACTCTGTGGCCCAAGCAGAAATCACCTCAAGCGGAGGCGTGGTTGAACTTGGCGGCGTCCTCAAAGAAAACTTGCTGACCAACTCCGGCTTCGATGTGTGGTCAAACTCGACGCTGGAGAATGTTGCGACGATTGAGGAAGACGATTGCGCGAGTGATGACACGGGTGATTGGACGCTGGTGCGTGCAGCGTTGGCATTCGACACAGACCACTATGAGTATTCTACGACCGGCGGCTCAAACGAAGTGATGTTGAGTTCGGTCAGCGTAACGGCGGGAAAACTTTACAAGATTTCGGTTAACGTAAAGAACGGAGCGGGGTCAACAACAACGTTGCAACTTAAACTTTTCGATGGAACCGCAATTTTGTCTCCCACAATTACAACAACCGGCAGTTTCGTCACACACACCTTCGTTGTAGAAGCAGCCAATACTGTCACCAATGGGTATGTCGGTCTTTCCGATGTGACAGCGTTTGCCAATGACATTGAGTTCAAAGACTTCATTTTCACAGAAGTCACGCCGGGGTGCGTGGACTTGAACGTGCTTGCGCCCGATGGTTGGTCAAAAAGTAGCACCACCGACTTAACTCGCATCTCCCACAACACGACGAATGTTGTCGGGATGTATGGCTGCAAAATGTTGCTGGGTGGAACAGGCGGGGAGGAAATAATTTACCCCGCGTCTGCCGATCGTGGAGAGCAGAGTTGGTACAATAAATTTAGAGGACGCACGGTGACATTCGGTTGCTGGGTGTATCCCGACTCGGCGGCAGGAACTGGAGTGCGATTATATATTCGTTCAAATGACGCTTACACTTGGCCTACAATGACAGCACCCGCTGACACGCTAACTTGGCTTGAAGTAACGGCTACCGTTCCAACGACTGCTTGGACATCGTCAACGCATTTCCAAATTGGCGTTCAGTATTCCACCGGAATTGCGGCCAAAACTTGCTACGTTTCCCAACCGATGCTTGTATTCGGCAGCGCAATCGGCTCGGGGAATTATAGCCGACCGAGCGGGGAGGTTGTTTGGTGTGAGAAAGAGATTTCATCAAACACGTTTAACGGGGGGTTCAGCGATGTTGCCGCCACCACATTGAACGTGGAATCGGATTCAAACGGTAAGATTCCAAAAGGCGCGAAAGCCGTTTATATGCAAGGTTGGGGTCAAGATAGCGGCAGCGCGGGAACCGACTGTTATTTTCACACACGGCAATCTGCAACGAGTGGTTGGATGGGAAGTTTGTCTCCAGCCGGACTCGCAAACGATGCGTATGCACGGGTGCAAATGGTTCAGCCGTGTAACAGCGATGGAGACTTCGACTACATAATTGAAGCTACCGGCTCCGGCACTTTTGAAACCGCAATTGGATACAGAGGCGTTCAACTTCGATAGAACAATGGCAATAACAATTAACAGCACACGCGAGAACGACACCGATCAAACGGTTTTCTTCTCGATTGATTTCGACGGCGACAAGAAGTGGCACGCCGACATTCCGAAAGACGCAGACCCGCAAGAGTTCCTCGACGCGAAAGAGGAGACGTTGAAATGCGAGATACTTCGCAAGCAATATCCCGACGCAGATGTGCCGCAACTGGAGGACAAGACCGCGCTTGAATCATTCGAGGCGTGGATTGCCGGTGGCGCGAAGAACGCTGAAATCAGCGAGACAACCGTAACGCCAGCGCAACCCGCCGTTGATGCGGTTATGGGCGAGCGTCAAGTGGTTGTTGAAAGCGAAGTTGAGGAGGAAGTTTCCACAACTGAAATCGTTGAGGTGGACGGCAAGTTCGTTGAGAAGACCACGACCGAGACAGTCACCAACACGGTCAACACTCCGCAAGTCACGAAGCACAAACTTTACAACGATGCCGGTGAGGAGATTGGCGAACACGAAGTGCCGGTGATGGAATCTTACGAGGTCAGCCCAGCCGTTAAAGCGGTGAAGAAAAAGACCGAGACAGTTGTGGTTAGACCCGAAACTGTAGTGGAGAAAACACCTTGGAAAGATACAGTAGAATAAAACTAAAATACCAAAATGATCGAAGTAAATACAATACCGAATAAAAACACGCTCAATGTGAGCAAGGTGGCTATCACCCTGAACAGCGCAGCCGAGTTTTCGATGCAGTTCTCGGTGGCTGGCTTTGGCAAGTATGCCGATGCGGAGGGCAATATAAATTGGGGGCCGAATCCCTTGGTCAGCACGTTGCTCAATATCACCGGCAAAAACTGGAGTGATTGGGGAAAGACTGAAGCGCAAACCGATGAGGATTACATCATTGATTTGGCCCTGAAACAGTTGGGCTTAACTCGTGCCCCAGCAGAGGAAGTGCCAGCGGAGGAAGCTCCAGCACCAAAGAAAAAAGCTGCCAAGAAGAAGGCGGCACCAAAAGCCGAAGAAGAACCGGCTGAATGAATTTGGATGATCTTAAAGTTATATTCGCGAGCGGTGGGGGAATCTCGTCGTTTTATTTGCATTTGAGCGAAGTGGTACAGATTGGAATAGGACTGATGACGATTGTTTATATCGGGTTGAAGATTAGGCAGTTATTGAATAAGAAATGAAAACAAGACTACTGATAATCGGGGCGTTTCTGCTATGTGCAGGGAGCGCCAAGGCGGGTGATTTATTTGGCGCAAGTTGGAAGCCAAAACCAAGTTTCACCCTGTTTGGTCAGAAACTAGCATGGCCGCTGCCTTCACTTTGTTTGGGGGCGAAGGCAGGCGTATTGCCTGATGCCGGTATTTCGCCAGACGGGGTGAATTTCAAAATCCCATACCTCTCGGTGGAGGTTCCGTTCCCTAGTCTGGTTCTCTCCTTGGGCAAAGATAAACCCAAGGTGGAATTGAAGCTGGGAGCGGTTGACAAGACTGGACACGAACCAAAAAAGGATTAAAAAATGTTAAAATCAAAAACGACTTGGACGGCTATTACGGGTGCGCTGGGCGGCATCGCTGGTTATTTCACCGGCGACTTGGAGCTTGGTTCTGCAATCAACATAATTATTACCAGTTTGCTTGCCCTGTTCCTGCGTCACGGTATCGCTAAAGTTGGGAAATAAATGGCTTGGTCAGCGATAGGAACGTCTGATGTTCAGACGCGCATGACCGATACCGAGTTGGCAAAGTACAACTCAATCGGTTTAGCGGCGGGACAGACTTCATCTGGATTGATTCAGGAAGTCTCGGACGATGTTGCTGCGCTGGTTCGCGGCTACATAAAGGGTTGTCCAAGGAACAACTTGGCATCCACGGCAGCGGCTCTGCCTGATGTTCTTCACTCCCCATCACTCGACATAATCATTGTTGAGTTGATGAAGCGGGTGGGAGGGGCCATCACGGATGTTAGTGATGTGCGGATTGCGGCTTACAACAGCGCAATCGCCTTCATGGACAAGGTTTCTGATTGTCGCTTTGGGATTCCCAAGCCTGTCACCGAGACAACCGACACCTTTTATGATGACAGGGGTAGCTACGGCTACAAGAAGAAGGTCTGCATTAACAACCTTAAAGTCGTGAAGAACGGAGTAACCTCGACCACCGAGGACTGCACTTGCACGAATGTAACTGGTGCCGAATTACTTTAACAATGGCCGTTTACCTAACAGGCATTCAGGGGGCGCTTCATACCCGCTTGAATGGGCAAGCTCCCTTCAACACGGGAATTGCCAACACCCCCGGCTTGGTACTAGAAGATGATGATATTCAGTCCAAAATGGAGGCATTGCTTAACCGTGTTCGCGTCATGGCAATTGTCCTGCGCCCCATCAGCATGGTTCGCGTTCTGGAAAAGACGGTGGTGGATTTCAACTGGGAAGTGGATTGCATTGAAAACCCAGCAGTTAACCGACCAGTTGGAGGAACTTATTACACCGCTGAAGCAGTTGCCGAGTCGGTGTTCGTCCTTTTGGACAACTACCAAATTCCAAGTGGCACCGTTACAGGAACAAATAGCTCCCGTTCAACAGCAATCATGCGAATGGGAGCGGAGGAACCAGCGGGAAGCTTGGTGCGATATAAAGTGAGCGGCTTTGTGAGAAGCAAATTAAACGTAAATATAGAATGATATGAGTACAGCAAATTCAACAATAGTAGGCAACGCCACAATTTATGGCGTGGACGGAACCTTGGCATACGGTACGGTAGCGATTGCAGATAATTATATGCAGAGCATCAACTTAACTGATGACGTAGACACAACCGAAGCTAGGGATCAAAAGGGGAACGTGTTTGGGTATAACCTTTACAACTTCCGCAGAACAGCAACCTTTGAAATAATCTTCATAGATGGGACTGAAGCTGGGGCGGCGGCAGAGGCGGTTCTCCCTGCACCGGGGGCAATTGTAACGATTGCACAAGATGCAGAGGCAGGGGATTCTTTGCCCCCGGTGCTTGTTGGCACATGGAACTACATTGGTGGTGGCTCTATTTCTGGCAGCAACACCGATTTGATGAGGATGACGTTGCCGTGCAGTCAGTATAATGCTGATAGTGCTGGTGATGCCGTAGCTCTGCAAACCTTCACGCACTAAACGTGTGTCGCTTGAAAATGATTATCTAAAAGCGGTCATACCTCCCCAAGCGCGAGTCCTTGGGCAGCGGTTGAAACCCTTGTCCCTTGGCCACATGATGGTTCTATCACGCTACGGTAGCCCATTTGTGACCGGGGACAGGCAACCGATGTTCGGGGATTTATGCTTTGTGGTTTGGGTCTGCAAAAAGAATTGGGGGCAAATCCTTAAAGGAATCGCAGACTCGGATTTCATGCGGGACATTCGGTTCCTGCGATTCATGGGGAAGTTCCGAAACAAAAACAAGGCAATGGGGGCGCTTGTAGAATATCTGACACAGGCAATGAAGGAACCCTCCCTGTTTTTCAACAAGGTGGAGGGAGGCAGACCGACTTCAATGAACAATCTGCATTACTTGAAGATTGTGCTTATGCAGAAGTTGAACAAGACAGCAGAACAGGCAATGGATACTCCGTTCGGTGAAGCTGTCTACGATTTGGCGGCAGTTGGTGAGGCTGAAGGAGTTTGTGGTTTTGTTACGGATGAACATGAGGAAGCCGGGGAGGCTGCAAAACGCCAATGGGAACGGAGGCGGGAAGAAATAAAAATCAATGGCAAACGAAATTAAATTCATCTTCTCCGGGGATACTGCCGCCTTTGATAAGGCCATTGATTCCGTTGTCAAAAAGACAAACAAAGCCAAAGCTTCCACGGGAGGGATTACTGATGCCCAAAAGACGCAAGCCAAGCTGCAAAAACTTCTCAATGAAGAATACGAGCAGGGGGCCAAGACAACAGGTGGCCTCCTTAAAATCCAAAAGGAGGTTAAGCGAGTAGAGGAACAGCGGGTTAAGATAGAAAAGAGACTCGCCAAATCATCCCTAACTCGGAAAAACAGGTTGCGTGCTATTGTTGCCTTGAGCCGCACAGAGGCCCGTTTGGCTGGGCTTACAGCGGCAAGACGCAAGGCCGTGAAGGGAGCCGCAATAAGCGCGGGTTCAGCGGTAATGACCAGAGTGGGATTAGGAGCAGCGGCAGGGGCAGGGGGAGCAGCGGCAGGAGCAGCATCAGCGGCAGGGTTAATGGCGATTCCGGGGATAGGGTGGGCTATTGCGGCCCTTGTAGCAGTCGTTGCTACAATAACTATCTCCTTGAAGCTGTTCAAGGCAGCAATCAAGGGAACGGCGGCTGCAATGAATAAGGCAATGGGTTTGCAAAAGACTGCTCAAATGGCCGGGAAAACGGTTGAGCAAGTTCAAGCAGAACAAATGGCCGGGATGTTTGGTGGAGACGCAGAAAAGGATTTTGATTTGTTCAAGGAGTTGGGGCTTATTATTGACAAGGAACTAATTGCTAGTCTTACAAGGTCAGGAAAAACCTTAATGGCTTTCGGTGTGCAAGTTGCTAATGTGTTAATCCCTATTTTTGAGAAGCTGGCTAAAGTGGCGGCGGGATTGGTCAAGATATTTGGGGGGACATTCATGGCATTAAAAGCCATGTTCACTCCCGTGATTGAGTGGATAAAGAACAACCCGATTAAGTCGCTGTTACCCGGAGGGATAGCGTATGGAGTAGCAACAGAAGCAGACCCTGCTGCTGGGATAGAGGCTTTTTGGGATTACATAAAAATGATGAACAAACTCGTTAGGGGAGAGTTTGAGGGGGCCGGGGGGGGTGGCGCAACGGGCAGACAGGGAACAACAGATTCCCTTGCTAGAATTGGAATTTTTAAGGGCCAAAGAGATAGTGAGTTACAAACCCTAAAAGCTAGTTTAGCTGTCCAAAGAGGCATTCAGGTTAATACAGACGGGTTAATTTCAGCAGTTACTAACGCATAATGGCTAATAATACTTTTGTAGGATTTCCACACGGACAAAGCGATGTAGGCATAGATGCTGCCGATGTTGTCAAGGAAATGCAACCCGTCACGACTTGGAACCGGGATGGAGGCTATACCGTTACAAGACGCTGGCGTGGGCCGATTGATGCGCTCGTAAACTTTTCGGATGGAGGGGCAAGCAACGCAGATTTTGACGGTACTTATTTTAATGGCACAACCGGCATTTTATTAGGCGGGCCGGGGCGAGATGGGGCCATTTCAACCAACCTCCAGAGGGATGAAGGAGGACAGCTAGGGATATTTAGCGCTACATGGGTAACATCAAACATTGCATCGGCACTCGGAAATCCTCGCGCAGCGGGAAGAACAGGCACAAGCGGCGACCAGTATCAGGAAAGTAGTCAATGGACTTTGGACGGAAATGATCTTGAGAAAGATGTTTACAGGGGTATGGTTTTGGAGGCTTGTGAGGCTGCCTTGAAAGCCGATACAGCCGGAACACAATTCGGATTCGTGGCACGAGTAAGAACAGCCATAGATCGCTATAAAAATGCCAAAGATGATGACGGCAATGGTGTTCCTGATTACTTTGATAAAGAGTTTGATATTGAGGATTATTTTGGCTCAACAGCCGACCATCCTTTAAGCGTCATAATTGCTGCGGCTTCCGTGTTGGGTAACTTAAATCTGCTTGTTGACTTAAAGGAGGCTTGTAGCGATATATTGAAAGGACAAGAAGCCTTTTCAATAAGTCAATATGTATTACGAAACACAAAAACAACTCCCTATACTTCCTCGCTTATCCCGCATTATGCCAATGTGAATCGCATCTGGACAACAGCAAACATTACCACCTTAATGGCGGCAGAAATCAGAACGATAGACCCACCCACCTCTGCGGTTGCCTATACGATTCCGCTTCTAGGGGTTATGGGAACTATATTCAGTTCATCCGTGTGGCTTTATCGTACCCCTGATGTGCAACAGTTGAGCAACGGTAAGTGGCAAATTACGAAAGAATGGTGGGAGGGCGCGGAAATTGCAGAAAGCTCCTATAAAAATTACGGCGTAGCATGATTCATAATTTCACACCGCAGATGGGGACGGGGCGAAAGTCCCAAGCCATTAGGGAACTGCAAAAGGCAGTTCGCAAAATTACCCCACGCACAGGGGCTAATGTGACTACACGCGGCACTTCAATGAGGGCGAAGGCTGGAACAGGCGGGGGCGGGGGAGGTCAAACCGTTGTCTGCCGATGGCTGTAGATTACACAGAGGCCCGGACGGTTGATGTTGATGAGGGGGTATATTCACAGGATTACAACCGTCTAGCACTAGCGTTTAATGACCGGCTAAAAAACGGGGTTGCCGACCCCACATGGAGGCTTCTTTGGTATGCCCACTCGCTGATGAGGGGTATTCGTAACCCGAACGGATTCAACTACGCTGCTGAAGATGAGTGGTGGAAAGTTTACTCGCACATCAAGGAGGCATCGACGATCACTTGGCCCACGGCATCGGCGGGAATGCCAGAGGGCGTTAACGTTTCTAATCCTCTCGGCGCTTTTATTTATGGTGTCGAGCCTACTGTCGTAAACGAGGAGGGGCGAATCAACGCCAGCGGGGAGTTTGACCCTGCGGGAACCGCATTGGCATCTGCGCCAACCGGGGTTCCTTTGTTTTTAAGCTCCCCCACAATTCATGCCCCAACGACGATTGCCGAATACTGGGAGCTTTCAAAGTACCAGAGGGGGGCGGTGGCAAGTGACCTTTCCGATTATTCCGCAAGCAACGCCATCAAGGCATCACAGGAACACGGTTTCATCAACTACCCAAGCAGCGGCTTCTTCCTCCAAAACTATGGGGGATTCCTTCCCTCGCCAAAGCTGGATGCGTCAGACCCTCTTTGCGATGACAACTACACTCCAAACTTTGACTTAAAGTTTAGCAACTTGGTTGGTGGGAGCGATAAGGAGTACAACACCTGTCAACCTGATGGGGTGATGTTTTATTTTGAGGGGTTCAGCGCCTACAAAATCATCAATTGGGATGGGACAACGGAAAGCCTTCCCCTGACGGATTACCTTGAGGGGCCATACACCGACAACGCTTACCTTCGCCGCTACAAGGGGCAACAGTTAAACGAGGTGATGAACTGGTTCGCGATGGAGTATCGGGCCAATGAAACGGAGCGGGAGGAATCCGACATGAACAGGATTGACAAGGGGTTCCAGTTTCAAGATTTCTTGGCGAGGCAATACTGTCTTGCCCCGGCTTACGGGGAGGTGGATGCAGGGCCACCAGAGGAGATTTCCGCTGTTTATCCGACTTTTGAGTTAAGCGGAGGGGAAGCCTCCGGGACTTACCTTGACGTTACTACAGCGGGCGCTTACAGCGGAACAACCACCTACACGGTTCCCGCCAAGTTCACTTATGCTGCGTTTTACGCCAAGACAACCGGATCGGGCGCAGGGGATGTGGAGATTGAGGTGTTTAATGGCGCAACCTCCCTGACTACTTTTACGATTACGGCAGTAGGGGGTTCAACTGTTGACCATCTCAAGTGGTTCACCTCGGCGCATAACGAGGCAGACATTCGTTTCAAGCTAAAGACGGTGCTTCCTGCCAGCGTCACCATCAACATCGAGTGCGCCATGTTGCTGGAATATCAGCCGACGATCTACGATGCCTACGTTTGTCTGCGCTTGGGCAGCACGGATGGGCCTACCTCAACGGTTTTTGACAAGAGCGGCTACACTTTCAGCGACCCAAAACAGGTCAGCGACAACCTTTTGGGCTATGGCTGTCTGATTAGGGGGGTGGCTGGCATCCCAACAAACACCGGGGAGATAAACGAAAACCCTGTTTATGAGTCCGCACGGCGCTTAATTCATAACAACCTTCGCATGGCAGAAAGGCAGAGCCTTGTGGGGTACGAGGTTATAGGGGGCAAGAGCTACATTCATTTTAAGAGGTTTGCCCGTGGAGAGTATTCCGACGATTTGGATGTATTCGATGGGATTGCCCCACCTTCTGCTGTGGTTGCCAGCGGTGATTTGATTGAAGGGGAGGTGTACCAAGTCTGGTCAATGAGCGATTCAGGAGCATCACTCGTTTATTACGATGGAGCATCCTACCCAGCCATAACCAGCGCGGGGCATTCTGGAGGTGAAATGGCTGGAACTTACTTCACGGCTACATCTGTAAAGACTTTTACCGTTTCGGGTGATGCCTTTCTGCGGGTTCGCAATGGTATTCGCTCTGTGCCCATAAAGGACAACAGGGCCGATAGGTTTAGGGGGCAGACAAATGAGTGGACAACCCAGCAGACAACTACCGTTTACAAGCTATCAGATTCCAGCATCTACAAGTCGGACAGTTACGGTGATATTATGGGCTTCCTGACTGATCGCTGTGGGTTGCTTTCTTGCGATTGGTCTAGGATGAGTTGCACCACAGGGTTTACCCACAGGGCAGAAGTAAACCGGCAAATCCTTTATGGCTCAAAGATGAGTTTGCGCCCCGAAAACCCAAGCGGCTATCGCTATGTCTTGGGGAGTCAAGCCACAGGAGGGTACAACACCAACTCGATGGTACAGGCAGAAAATGACGCATCTGCCGGGGAAGGAGACAAGAGACACTACGAGAGTTGTCAGGTTTACAAACCAGATAATGGGATTGAAGCCGTTTATATTGACCCAACAACCGCAGCCTCCAGTAGTGATTACAGCGTGATTGTTAAGTTGACGGGGAGGCTGGAAAACGAAACATCCCCCGCAACCGTCACCAACACAACTGTTGGGTGGTACACCGCCTTCACCGGCAGCTATGTTCCGAAGCGCAGAACTGACGAGAATGCGGTGCTTGAATACCTTTACCACATTGCAAGCTACGCCTCTGCCCCCACAACAGATTACAACTGTATCCAAAAGATTGGGGATGTGGCCTATGATGCTTCCACCTCAAGCGGCTATTACGGTAATGACTTTCACGGGAACTGTTATCCCCGGTTTTATTTCTCCAAAGCCGTTCGCCATGTCTGGAATGACACAAACGCAAGCTATGATGCAGCCGATTCCCTGACCACGGTGGATGAAATGCTGTACATGGAGTTTATCCTGCAAGCCATTAGCTCGGGTTTCATCGACATGGAGAGCACCAAGCAGTTGAGTTGCACGGATGATAACCGAATGTATGACTACACTTTCCCAAATCTCTGCTATCAGGCATTGAAACTGGGAAAGACCGAACTGGTTTACAAGGAGGTCACAAGGGCAACGGACACATTCACATGGGAGAATGAGGCAAACGTGCTTTATTCGCTGGTGGGGGTGGATGGTTCGGGCAACGAAACGCTGATTGCCAGTTCAGTTGAATCTCCCTACACACAGACAGGAGCGGCAACCTTTACCTCCTATCGGGCTTATGCGGCATCAGGGAACAAGGACAACAGGACAATTCTTGATTTTACCCTGACTTACAGCGGGGCAAGCGATGACAATGTAATAACCTTCACGGAGAGTAGTGCCACTTATATTCGCTACTACATCATGGGGAGAACGCACACCAGCGGGAATACTAACGATTGGGAGTATTACACGGGGTCGGGTTGGTCAGCCTCCGAAAGTTCCGCAGCCGATGTAAGTTCCCCCACCACGATAGCTGCCGCCAATGCCAAGGATGAATACAGGGTTGAGGCTTTGGTGTTTGGCCGCAAGCGGTGGTTTGAGTTTCTCCCGGCAACCCTTCGCCCTGACAACGCACAGGGATTTGGGCCTTTACCAAACACAAACCTTTATGCTCGCATCTACAATAATGTCTGTAATGCGGTGAATTTGCTTGTGAGGGCAAGGATTGATTTGCCTTTCAACTACCAAGTAAGGGATGGGGACAAATCTTGGTATGGAACAGCCGTTACCCCGGAAGATACCGCTTATGACACCTCGGTAAGTACGGACAACGATTACCCGATTGATTATGGGTGTACTGTGCTGGAGGGGGGGACGCTGGTTGCAAGGCTTTCGGGTTCAATCGCCCCTTGGCCAAACTTTGACCCGTTAAATGCCGAGGCTAGTGGCTCATATGGAGGGGCAACCGTTACTGACCGTGCGCTTGGAACCGCAGGATCAGGCTGGACGGACGGAGGTTCTACTGATTCCACCTATACTGTGGGGTTTGCAACTGCTAGTGCAGCTTGCGGTGGGGGGGTGGTAACGGGCATGGCGGTATCAGGCTCAAGCTTTAGCAGGGATGGCGATGATTGGTACAAGCCTTACATTCTATCGAGCAAATACAAGGGGGAGATACGGATAAAGGACGAGGACATAAAGTATGCGCTGCCTGATTCGTGGCGACTGTCAAACGGCACAATAGAAACCGCAGGCATTAGAGATTTGTTTATGGGAAGCCCCGGCTTCTTGGGGGCGTTGCAGCACGTTTTGCTTACTTGTGAAAAAGACCCCGCTGGGGATTACATTTACAGCCCCCCGCTTGTGCAAGTAACGGCAAACAAGTATTCGGAGACAGAGCGAACACTTCACGAGTGCGCGATTTATGAGGGGGATGTAACCATTGATGCTGCGGATTCGCCTTTGTATGGGGCTTTTACCGGGACAGAGGGCGATTTTTATTACAGTCAAAAGTTTGCCACCATTAACCGATACGAGTCTAATCAGAATTACTTGTGGCTCAACTTCACCCCCTATCTTGACAGCACCATATTCATCAAGATTCCAGTTGTCTCACGCAGCTACCCAAACAACACTTACTGATGCCGGGATCATTCACAGTAGCAACGACAGGGTTACAATCTGCTACTCTGCTTATGGATGCAGGAACAAAGCCGGGAACAACCGGCCATTATCTGATAAAGAGAAAGCCGCATTTCAAGGCTGATGGAGTAACAACCACCCCCTTTGCGGATTATTTGGTGATTTACAAAACAACGGAGGCAACAGTTTACGATCATCCGCGCTCTCAAAACACAGCCGGGGTGGTCATAAGCTGGGACTATAATGCTTATTCCTACATCACAGCAACCTCCTCGTATGATTCGGGCATTGCGGTAACAAGCAAATCCATCCAACCCGTGACAACGGCTCAAATCCAAAGCACAGGCATAGCGGAACCGACCACCAGCGCAGGGACAATGAGCAACACTTACCTAGCTCAAACTGAAATGGCCCCAAGCAACGCATACGATAAGGATTCATGGACAGTTACGAAAGTAATCCCGCTGGCGGTATCATCGCAGTAAACCCAGCCATCACCCCCTTGCGCTGGAAGCTCGATGCGGAGCCTTCAATGCCCTCCAAAGGGCAGATGGCAAAGAATGCGGCTGGTTCCTTTGCTCGCAACCTAAAGAGCGTGATGGGGGGTAATTCAATCAATGCTGACCCTGATGAGATTAAGAAGCGCAAAGCCATCTGCAAGGAATGTGAATATATGCACGATAACCGTTGTTCCAAGTGTGGGTGCTGGCTTCAGTACAAGGCAATTTTAAGGGCTGAAAGTTGCCCTATTAACAAGTGGGAATAGGTTCGTTAATAAGTACAATAGGGGCTTTGGCCAGAGCGGTGCCAGAGATAGCTGACCTATGTGAAACGCTCATCAAGGTCGCCAAGGATTATGAAGATGACAGAAACAAACTCAATGCCCGGAAACGCTGGTCAGAAAAGAATGCTGCTATTGATGCTGCTATTGGCAATGTGCAGCGGTTGCCTGACGCCAAGTCTGAACAACACGGAGAGGCTGATAAACCATCCACAGTTTCGGTCTGCCGTCATTGCGGCTCCAGA